CTAGAAACTGGAAAAAAAGTAGACTGTTTCGGTAAAAATATTGAAATCATACACCAACAGTGTAATGACTGCGTTTACGATAACCCTGATTTCATTATAAATCACTACTCTTTTATAAGTGTAGAGAATATATTTTATAAAACGTTTGAAAGAGGAGAGGTAAATTTTAATAATGACACTAGGAAAATTAAAAAACTAATAAGAGAGCTAAGTTCTCTTACTAATCAAGAAAAAGTAAAAGAATTTGATTTTAAAAAAAGCCCTCAATATTTGAAGTTTAAAGCTTTTTACGAGAAACTAGGATTTGATTACAAATGAAATTTGATATAACAGACTTTAATACAAAAGTTTTTTTTATAGGGTACAACAAAACCGCTACATCAACTATACACAAAGTCTTTAAGCTCAACGACTTTAAATCTGTTCACAACCCAGACTGGGCTAAGTTAAATCTAAAAAAGTTTCAAATATTTTCTGACACAGGAAATGGATGCGTTCCCAATTTTAAAATAGAAAAAGCATTCGAGAAATACTCAAACAGCATATTTGTTTTAAACACTAGGAGTCTAGATGGATGGTTGCGTAGCAGATGTAAACATTACTATTGGAGGGGTAAATTTAAAGGATGGAAAAAATATTACCCAGTTACAAATGAACTTATAGAAGAATGGATACTTTATAGAAACGCTTACTACTCTAAAGTTTTAAACTTCTTTGAAAATAAAAAAAATAGATTTCTAATCTTAAACATCGAAGAAAGCGATTGGTTAGAAAATATGTGCAAAAAATTTAATATAAAATATAAAAACGTGTTTGAAAATAAAAGCTTAACAAACGGAGACAAGTATTTGCAAGTTGAAGGTGAGGTTATCGAAAGCTCGTATTTACAAAAAATAGATGAGTGTATTGAAAAGGCTTACGAGAAGTTAAGCGTTAAAAACCCACAATCGCACTTACTAATCGATTTCACAAAAAATGATACCTAAAATATTTCATCATGTTTGGCTTGGGCCAAAGCCTGTACCCGAAGAAGAGCTAAAATACATTGAGTCTTTTAAGAAATACCATCCTGATTGGGACTTTATGCTTTGGGATGATAATAATATATCAACCCTTCAGATGTCTCAAAACTGCCAAGAAGCTTATAATAAAACCGTAAACTGGTATAAGCCGGAGCCTTGTTACGCTTGTCAAGCAGACGTAATAAGACAGGTTGCCGTATTAAAATATGGAGGAGTCTATGTTGACACTGATGTAGAGTGCTTTAAATCAATAGAAAATCTTATAGAAAGTGAAACAAACTTTATTGGCATAAAACCGCATAAAGGGAATTGGATTACTAACGCATTTTTTGGAGCATCAAAAGGCTTTAAATTAATAGAAAACATTGTAAAAGACCTAAAGCCTCGTTCTCCTGCACATAATGGGCCTACTTTTTTAACCAACCACCTCTATAAGTTTCTCCTTAAACCAAATCCCGGAATAGATAGTCGAGCCAAAGTGGAGTCTCTTAGCGGAAAAAATATAAAAATATTAAGTAATGAGATATGGGGTCACAAAAATAAAGACGCTTACATGAAACACTACTTTAAGGCTTCTTGGATAAAAAAGTCATAATTAAATTCTGGGATAATCAAACACTTCAAAGTCTTTACAATAAAGATTGTTTATTTTCTCAATGTTTTGTTCGGTTAGAAATTCAGAAACTTTACTGTTATCGTGTCTACTGTTGTCAAAATCGCATTGAATATTTAAATTAAATTTTTCATTTATTGATTCAATATCTTGTTTAAAGTTTTCAAATCTTATTAAATTAAACTCTCCACCTTCTAGGTATTTATACTGCGGCATATAAAAATACCCTTCTATATCGCCGGATTCCAACTTAAATAAGAATTTTTCAAAACTCCCGTGTTTATTTTTCCCACCAAAATAACGATATAAAGACACGGCTCTGGGGTAAGGATTCCTTACTATGGAAATTTTAATCAACCGCTGCTCTTCTGAAACAAAACCATGTTGAATCATTTGTTTGTAAGTTGCATGTTGAAGCATTATCTTGGTTTTTGAATCCCATCCCATTATCTCTTCATAGTTAGCTCCATATTTTCTTGAGCCACATCTAGGAGGATTATCGTGACCAGTAAATCCCAAGCACTTTTCTAAATGAGTTCCGGCTGTTCTGGGTATATGAACGAAAAGTATATTTTTAGTTTTCATTTCATCTATCTTTACACCAAAGCTCTAGCCTCATTATCAGGGCGAATGTTTTAAATAGAATCCATTTTGGAATTTGAATTAAGGAAGCAACAGTGAATTTTAGGGCCAAAGCAAATAAATAGATGGGATTTCTTTTTCTTGCTTGCTGAAGCTGCACTTGTTTTTGTATCTTCTTCGCGGTCTTTTTTCTTGTTGAATTATCTTTTCTGCTAAAATGATCTAGCTCTAATTCTTTTAAGTCTCCCTTAAAAAATAAAGCTTTAAAAATCATTTCATAATCGTAATCTTTACCGAAAATTTCTGTACCAAAAGCGATTTCACCCGTAAATTCTAGATTAGTTAAACCACCGTCTACCTCTTCAGGAATTAGCTCGCCTTTTTGATTTCTCTTTAACTCTAAATTAAAAACGTGTTCATAAATTAATCCATCTTCCGAAATGAAATAACTAGACCTTTGAAATTCACTTTCACTAAAGAAAGAAAAAGTGTCGAACGCTAACTCATCCCACTCGATTCCCTTGAAATCTTCGTTCTCTTCCTCGGCAAGTATTCTTTCCAAGGGTAATTTATATTCACAAATTATATTACTAATAGGCGTCACAGTAATCTTTTCTTTTTTCGGCTCTATAAAAAATTTTTTGAGCCTTTTTTCTTGCGTAAAAAAGCCTAGACATAACAGTACCCACAGAACATTGCATCGCTTTAGCAATTTCTTCGTAAGATAATTGTTCGACAGCGAAATATCTTAAAACGCTTCTCTGCTCGTAAGAAAGCTTGTCTAAAACATTGGATAAAAATTCGTTTAGCTCTTTACTTTTAGGTTTCTGCAATGGATCAAATTCAATACTGGCTTCTCTTCTGTATTCTCCAACGCCATCACCATCTATATCGATCTCAATACATACCTCAGAACGTTTATCATTTTTTCGTTTTATGTCTATAAATAGATTTCTGGATATACTGCAAACCCAAGTTTTGAATTTACTTTCTCCCTTAAACTTGTCTATATTCTTCCACGCTTTTATGGAAGTTATTTGAAATATTTCCTCTGCGAGAAGCTCGTTTTTTCTGCACATCGATAGTATCCATTTTTTTAAATATTCTTCACTATCATTTAAAAGAATTTCAAACGCTTTCGTATCGTGATTTCTCGCTAGATTAACCAATTCTTTCTCAGAAAGATTACAATATTTCATAATTAAAATTAAAAATAATACAGAACTTAGAAAAAACAAGAACTATTTTTTGAAGACTACGGTAACTTTATCATCTAAAGTATGAATTTCTAAAATTAATTCTTTCAAAACCCCTATTGAATTAGCTGCACAATTCTGCATACAATCGTGGCAAAAAATTTTAGTTCTTTGATCTGGGAGTTTCATCTTGAAAAACGCTAACTTTTCGTTATCGTAAAGTATTTTATAATTTTTAGCTGAATAAGATAGACCACACTCAGAGCAGGTAACTCTAGTCTTTCTTTTATTTGGGTCTATTATTTTCGCTATTATTGTCATTTTCTGCTTTTTGCAATTCTTTTTTTAAAATTTTTAAGTGATGAACCATGAAGCTTTCTCCAATGGTCTCCGAGGCTTTACCTTTTCTATTTAAAGCCTTGTGCTGTGCGTCTTGTTGTAGTGCTACTTCTAAAAGCTGTTCCGTTAACTCGATTAATTTATTCATCGCTTTTATCTTTTTGGGACTCTTGGTTGGTTTTGGGGGAATCAAGCATGGATACAATATGTTTTTCCCATTTTTGATTTACTTCAAAACGCTCTTCATTTGTCAATTCCTTTGTAATCGAAAAGTTTTCTTGAATGAATTTACCTAAATCAAGTACTGCTTCAGAATCTAAACTAACTGTAGTAGAGTTTGCCTTTTTCCACAAGGAAATATTCATAGAATCATTTTCTATTTCAAAAAACATACCCTTATCATCACCAACAGACTTTAAAAAAATTTCTTTCATTTCACGTTAGAAACAAAACTATCAAAAAGATTTCTTTGTTCAAATTGACCTTTTCTGTGTAGGTAGTCCATCTTATTATTTAAATCTCGGACTTGTTCAATAACTTCTTGCTCGCTTATTACTCCTTCTTCGAAAAGAACCTGTAACTCTTCTACTTCTAATGAAGTTTTTAAACTTTCTTCCCTCCACCAAGCAATACTTTCTTTAAAAAGCTTTATTTGATTATTTATCTTGGTTTTCATTTTTCAACTATTCTTAAGTTTTTATTTTTATTTATTTTTCGTAAATATTTTTTAGCTTTATTTTGGCCGTCTTCGCTGTAGGGGAAAGCACCATATAGTAAATTTTTTTCATCTACTATTAAGTAACACCTCTCCTTTTTTCTCATATATATATTCTATTGGCTGGGTTTGATAATTTCTACTGGAAAATCATCTTTTTTAATAAAGCCCTCTTCGTAGAGATACATGGCTATATTTGCCGCGTCATCCTCACTAAGATCATCTTTAGGATCAAATATCATGAGCTTATACTTTGTAAGCCTTACAGTAACCCCATTGATAACCATGTTTTTCATAATATTTATTACACTAATCAAAGAAAAACGCCCCCGAATATTCAGGGGCGTTAGGGTTACGTGACCAAACGCTGATGCCAAGCTACTATCTGTTTTTATGCTCTGGCATCATGCCCCTAATTTCATCAACTAAACCAAGCTGAACGCATTCATCTGCGTCAATCCACCAATCTTTTCTGTCCCAATTTTTTTTGAGTTTTTGTTTGGTTAGCTTTGATCTAGATGTAAAAATGTTTAAAATTCTTTCTTCTATTCTCTTAACTAATTTAACTTCATCTTCCACTTCGTAAGTTTTTCCTATAGCCCCAAATGCTGCTCTATGTATCATCACCCAGCTTTGATGACCAATCCATCTAACGTCACCCGCCTGAAGCAAGATACCAGCCATTGAAGCAGCCATTCCGAGAGAACCTGTGGTAATTTTATGACCTTTTGCTCTCAATTCTTGTATAAAGTCAAACAATTCAAAACCATCAATTATGCTGCCACCGGGAGAAGAAAAGACTATCTCCATAGAGCACTCCGTATCAATTCTGGACCACTCAGTTAATCTACGCATACATTTTTGTACCGAATGTTGAGAGACTTCTGATGAAAATCTATAGAGAAAGTTTTCGTCATCTAAAGCTTTTTCTTTACTAACCATCTCTTTTATTTTCTTAAGCTCTAGAGTTGCAGCTTCAGCTTCTGCTTCTGCTTTTATGGCTTCAGCTATAGTTTTTCTTGTCTCAGCATCGTTCTTTTTGGCTTCGGCAATTTTAATTGCTATATCGGCCTCAACTTCTTTCTTGGTTCTTTTTTCTTCGTCTGCCATATAAACCTCTCTAAATATATATTACACTTTGACACAAAAAAACGCAGTTTTTTTTACGAACTGCGTTTGATTAAATGTTTTTTAAGAAATCATTTTTTGATAAGGTTTACATTTCTTGGTGTAACCTTTAATTGAAAAGGAAACAGTTTCTTAGCAGCCTTAGTTTCTTCTGAATCCTCTCCCTTCTCTTTTGGTTCATTTTCTATAGGCATCTTCTTAATTTCATCTTCAGATGGCATCTCCAGCTTAGGATTTAAGGCCCACATTATCTTATGTTTTTCGCAGTAATCTTTCATTCTTCTTACGGGAACAATTAAATTAAATCCTTCTCCTGCTCCTCTCACAAGCATACCTACATAGCTAGCGTCAGATTTTAAATAAACGCCCCCACCCGAAGACCCCGGAAATGCTGTGCAAGTAGTTTGATCAAAAACATATTTATTTAAAGACTTAATTAATCTACCATGTTGAGAATAAATGCCATCAGTCATGCTATTTGCGCCCATTTGCCCCAGTAAAGAACCAACATGCAAAAGGTCAGTGCCTAACTTTGGTATATCATCACTTAAATTGAATGTAACTGTATCTTCAACGAAATTAAACTTTCTTACGCGAAGCAAAGCCAAATCATGCCCATCGTCTGCATCGCTGTATTTTAAAACCTCCGCATCCATCTGAAGCCTACCAACGGTTCTACCGTTTTGCCTAATCTCCTTGACTATCATTGGGTCTTTAAACTCAACCAAAGTTTTCTTAGAGCCACCAACAAGAATCTCTCTAGTTGATCTCAGGTTATCTATAACGTGCGCTGCGGTCCAAACAAAATTTACAGTATTTCCTTGAGAGTCTTTTCTGGTGAAAATTACCCCAGAACCTTCCCCGTTGGAAAAGGTTCCTTCCGATCTTATCGTCACGGATACATTTTGTAAGTGGTCTGCTATATTTTTTTGCTGAGAAAAAGAAGATGTTTGTAGCAGTAAGAAAGTCAATGCGATGGCTATAGTTTTCATATCTATATATATTAAGACAGGTAAACTTAAATAACTAAAAAATAATAAATATTATTCGTTAAAATCTTTAATGTTTGCAAACTTCCTTTCCTGCACTCTAACTGGATAAGTCACTACTTTTGTGTTATGTAGGTCACAATAAGCCTCTGCATCTTCTTTTTTCTTAAAGTAGGCTATATTTCTCCAGTGTAAATTATTCAATTGCTCTTGTACTTCGTAAAATTTCATGTTAATTTCCTATATTAAAAAATGTTTCCAATCTCTATGTAGCACATTGTCTATCATACTGCAAGCAGGTTTTCCTGATGGTTCAAGGGGAGCCTTGATTAATTTTAGACCAGCTTCTTCTGGGGTTTGATTACTTTTTACAGTGTTTAGCTTTTTTTCGCAATAAACTAAGTTACCCCAAGATTCATTGCCTCCTCTGGACTTAGGGATAACATGATCTACTGAGCCTTGAGATTTACTAAGTTTTTTGCCGGTGTATTGACAAACGCCTTTATCTCTTTTTCTTATCCCCTCGGTAGTTGGTCTTAATCTTTTTATTGGCATACCGGAATAACCTTTAGCTATTAAAACTGTAGGTGCTCTAAAAGAAAATTTTGAAGTTCTAATTACGTAATCTATATTTCTTACCTCTAGCTTAATCCAATCCCGCCAAAACAAGGGGGTCATATTTATTGGAGAGTTAAAGTTTACGCCTGATGAATCAACTTCATACTCTATATCTAGAGCTTGGAAACTGTAATCATATAAACTACAGACAGCTTCTTTAACCGTTTTAGTTTGTATAGGTTGCCAAGCGTTATTTAGAACAAGGCAGATTTTTTTATCTACAATGCTGTCCATGCCAAGAGGTATTACACAACATTAAATAACTGATCTGCCTAAATTGTATTTCCAATCTTCTTCGGGTCTATCAATTTGCAGATTCCTTGCTTTTGCCGCTTCAAGTATATAGGATTCCATTTGAGCGTCACTCATTTGGAGTTCTAGCGAAGATATATCTTTTGGAAAACACGTTCCACCAAAACCCTTTTTACCGTCTGGCCCCGGAACTTGAGTATGACTTGAGCCTATTCTTTTATCTATACCAACAAGAGAAGAGACTGTATTGTAGTCACAATCTTTTTTATCGGCAAACTCTTTTATTTCATTAAAGAAAGATACCTTACAAGCTAAAAACGAATTTCTAGCTAGCTTGACTAACTCAGCTTCATTGTTGCTGCAAAAATATTTGTCATCGTGCTTTATTTTGCCGTGTTTTTTTGCAAGCGTAATTAAATCCGTGAATTTATTCTTTACCAATTTATTATCAGCATCATGCAAGCCTAAGACCCAAGCATTATTATTTTTAAAATCTAATTTCCAATTTGATTCAGTTAAGAACTCAGGCATAAAGTTAACGGACATCGAACTGCAAAACCCAACAGGAACAGTTGATCTTACTATTATATTTTCGTTACTAACTCCAGCAGTTTTAAGATCGTAAATACAGTTTTCAACTATTTCAGTGTGACATCTGCCATCTGAATTCATTGGAGTAGGAACACAAATAAATACTAGATCGCAATCAAATAAATCTTTTATAGATGTACCAACGGGGGAGCACTTGCTATCGTCTTTATCATAGGTGATAACCTTCACATCAATGATGGGTGGGCGTCCACACTCAAACAAGCTGGTGGCCTTACCCACAAAACCTGCTCCAACTATACCTATTTTCATCATTGTCATCTTAAAATGGTAGGGAAGGCGGGACTTGAACCCGCACGAACTAATGTTCGACAGATTTTAAGTCTGTTGTGTCTGCCAATTCCACCACTTCCCCTAAAATAACTTAATCATCTAAGAAGGTTTTTAAAGATTCTAAGCAATCTTCCGCGTTAGCTAACTTTTCTAACTGCTTTGACATTTCTTCTACTATTTGTGGGTGTTCTCCTATTCCGGCTGGGTTTTTAAAATAAACTTCCAGCGTAGCTAAAGCTTCGTCTCTTTCTGCTTTGTACTTCGATTCTAAGGCTTGATAGAGTTTTTGTTGCATAGAGTTCTATACTATCATTTCTTTTTAAAAAATCAACAAATAAATTATAATAAATATATCCAAAGGAATGAATGATGTAGAAAAAAAATACAAAATAGAGCTTGCATCCAACTGGCATCAACCACTTGCGAAAGGGAAAGATAAGTTGTCTAAAGTTATTGATGGAATGAAGCTGTTCAAACTAGAGCAAAAGGAAGTTCCCTTGATAATTAAATTAACTGAAAACCCCAACTATATTACTTCTAAATTATTTACTGGGGCTGTAAACCTGTTTTCTCATGACTGCATACATATCTTGCTTGGTAGGGGTTTGTTGCCTAAAGACGAGGCTTTCGTTATTGGGTACACAATGGGTTCTGGTAAAAAAATGAAGAGGTGGAGAAGGAATTTATTTCTTTGGGTAACTAAATATCTTTACCCAGAGGGTTATGAATTCACAGAAGAAGAGCGTTACATTTTTTATTCAGGAGTCATGGCTGGAAGCAAATGTTCTTCGGATTTATCTAAAATAGAATTTAAAAAATTAATTAATTATAAAATAGACCATGTCAGACAGGATTTAGGTATAGATAAAAAACTTCTTGAATGTTGTTATTGCACTGAGAAAAAACTTTTCCTAAACAGTAAGGAGAGTCAAAGATTATGAATATAAGTCATTTGTGGTGGCAAAAAGCAGGTTGGATTAGCATGGGTTTAATAGTGCTTGGGTATTATTTTAATGCTAATCAGATGCCAGTATGTTGGATAATCTGGTTTTTTGGGAACATACTCATGGGTTCTTACTGTTGTTATAAAAAAACTTACCCACCAGCAGTTCTATCTTTTCTAATAGCAATCATGAATATATATGGTTATGTGAGTTGGAGTTAATGGTAGGCGGTGAGGGATTCGAACCCCCGACAGCCTCGGTGTAAACGAGATACTCTACCGCTGAGTTAACCGCCCAAATTATCTTTCCACAAAACAAAACTCATTGCTATATTTTTAGGGTCTATAGCTTTAGAAACTAAAAGCTCGGAGCATTTTCTTATATCTGCTGCAAGCTTCATGCGATCTTCATCAGTATCCATTGGTTTTGCTCTTGCCATTTCACAATAATCGCAAAAATTCATATACGCCATCCTCCACGAAACTTGAGGGTCAGAAGCGTTTTCTAAGAAAACTCTTTTGTATTCTAGTATTTCATCTTTCACTTTAGAGTCCTTAAATATGCTGGCATAAGCACTTCGTTAACTAGTTTTATGGCGTATTCATTATCGCTGGGAAAATGAACTCCTTCTTTTATTCTAGATAAAGCAACAATGTTTGCCAAATTTAAAAATTCTTTTTCGAGTTGTGGTTTATGGTGGGAGGCTATTTCTGCTGCAAAATATGCGGCAGCTGTATGACCGCTTGGGTAAGAAGGCGTAGCAGCGGTTCCGGTCTTTTGCATTTTTTTATTATAATCTATTTCAATATTATGATAATCAGAAACCTGAAAGGGTCTGGCTCTGCCAAAATGCATTTTCATTTTAATTATGAAAATATTTAAATCCGACATCAAATCTTTAATATTTATTTCTTTAGATTTAATGGGTGGATTAACTTTATCGTAAAAATCAAACACTACTCCATCTGGATCATCGTCGCACCTCATTAAAAGTTCTTTAGAGGGATTCCATTGATTCTGTAAGGCGGATATTTTTTCTAATTCTTTTTTTGTTTCTAGGCTAGAATTTTTAAAAGGAGAAATCATGGGTGCTTTAGTAAAATCTATACTTAAGACCTTATAATTATCTTTAGCTTGTTCTGAATACTCCTTTTTAGTGTTTTCAAAATAAATTTTATCAACCTCTAAGGCGAGTATTTCTTTGGAAAAGTCTACATTCATCACTCAATGTTATTACACTTTTTAAGATTATTTTAAAAAATCAAATTGCTCTTTTAACTTTTTAGTATCGTGAGAAAGATGTTGATAGTTTTCAGTTAATTCCTCGCCCTTTTTAATATCCTTTATCGCTATAAAATTGGCGTATTGATAAGGGTTGGTGTTTTTGCCCATTTCAATTCTTATATTGGGATCATCGCTATGATTTAAATAATAACCTAGATTTATATTATTTAAGCCGTTTTCATGAAGCGCGTAAGTCCCTAAATGACTGATGGCTGTGTAGCTTTTAATCAGGCTAACAACCTCTTCGCCTAAAGAGGAGACCTCTTCTTCGGATATATCTACAAGTTCATCTCTTTCGGGGAGGTAATTAGATAAATTAAAAACCAACGTGCCTTTTTTAATATCTCTTATCGCTATGAGACCTACTCCATGTATGTCTGACCTACCAACTCTGCAAAAAATATGTTTATTTAAATTATCAAGTAATTCTTGTTTTCTAGTCATCCTTTTCTTTTCTCCATCCTTGTTTGTATAAAATTGCTGTTACTGTATTAGCAAATTTAGTAACTTCTCTTTCTGATTTATCCCAAAAAAAGGCGTGACAAATTTCATGTATAATTGTATTAAGTTCAGTCTTTTTAGTTAACCCTCTGTTGATGTATATTTTAGGATTGTTCTCGTTTGGGTCCACGCATAAGCCATGTAAATCTTCTCCTTGAGCTTTATGTGGTTTCATAAAATACACCTCATACTCCACACCCTTGGCATTTTTAAATTTAAAAACTGGCTTTGGCCAACTCATTTTAATGCCCCCTTTTTTGAATTAACAAAGTTCAGAAGTTCCAGCTTGTTTTCTAAACCTTTAGCCCAATTAGCGTGATGAACTTTTAAGTCCTTCACGATTAACATATCTTCTCTTTCTTTATCACTTTTATTTTCCCACCATAATCCCGCTTGATTGTGTTCTGTAAAATCTTTCAAGCCGTCTGTGTAAAGGCCGTGAGTATAGTATCTTGGTGGAAGATATTTCCATTTTACATCGGTTCTCTTGTTTAAGACCGCATTTATTGTTTGTTGCTCTGATGATTCAAATGAGGTTGGCGAATTTGGGTCGAAGGATTGTAGAGTTGACAAAACTTCAGAAAAAACTTCTCTGATTTTATCTGTAGACCTCAATACAAAAAACCCGCCGCATCTTCCAACGGTATCTGAGTTATGATCTTTCATGAAAGCTATATCAGCTTCAGCTAAAGATTCAATTAAATCATTTTTAATGTTACCATAAAATCTTATGTCAACATCAGAAAAAACCAATATCTCATCATAAAAAAAAGTTTGTAAGTTTTTATTTATAAACTTTTGCTTTTCTATCATCTGATCCCTCCACCCAGAAGAAAAAAGACCTCCTTTGCATTTTTGAGGCATTTTTTCTACCACCAATGACAAGCCTTCTTCAAATGGAAAAGACTTTATGAAATGCTGTTCAAAAAATGGGGTATGTAGGTCTGTGTATGTCGTGCAAACCCTCATATTAATATAATAATACGCTTATCAATTTAAATCTAGCTTTTTAGAGGATAATTTAATTATATTAGAAATTCTATCTTTATTTCTGTTGGGGTAATAAAACGCTATATCAGAAGCTAAATTATAAACTTCTGTATACATATGCCTAGATTTACTTAAACTACCTCCGTAGCCATTATGATAAGAGAACTCTTCTAAGTTGGCTGAGTCTAATTTTCCGGTTAAATTGTAAAACATTATGTCAAAAGACTTTTTAGTTACTCTCGTTGTCTCTACAGGCAGTTTAGTCGCTGGATCAATAATTGTAACTCTTGGAGGCTCCACAACAACGGGGTTGGCAATCATTGGGGGTTTTTTCATTGGCTTATAAGCCGCGCTGTTTGCTCCAAGTAAATCAACACATAGGTTGTAGCCGATCCTGTCTTTATAGTATAACCATTTTGAGTTTGGAGGACGCACGTAAGAGGGATCGTAGCCATCTTTCAACAAATAAGCCGTAGAAATTTCTGCCCAATACTCATGGAAATTATGAAAAGCATAATCACTGTCTTTGTAGTTTTTATTTCTTGAAGCTTTCAAAAACGCATCCCTTATTTTCCAGTTGTATTGAAAACCGATTACTTCCATGTGGTAAATATGCATAACTTCATGGAGTAGGTAAGGGAAAGTTGCGTAGCGCGACATCATGGATTGTTCAGCGCCATAAATAGTTCTGCAAACTACTATGCTTCCATTGGTGAAAGAATTATGTCTCTTGTCCCAATTACTCTGGGTTTTAGAAATTACTTCAAAGCCATTGCATTCTTCCTCTAGCAGAAGAATTTTATATTTTTCACTTTTTATTCTATCTATTGTTTTGGGGGTCAGTTTATTGATTTCTCTAAAGAACGAGCCATAAGTTCTAATTACGAAATCTACACTATCTTTCCCATGTTTGGTAACTTTAGTGTGAAGATAAAAGTCAATCCCATCTAAAGTTACTTTACGGTAATCCTTTGGGGTGTATGAAACCGTCGAGTAAGGAAGTATAACTGCCTCTAAGCCTAGAATAAGACCCAAGTAAACTACTACCAATGATGTAACCTTCATAATACATTTATAAAGGTTTTTTTAAAAAAGTCAAGACTAAATTAATAAAATATGTTCATCGTCTTGCTTGAATTCTATTGAATCTACAGAAAGGGCTGTCTTGCAAAAATTAATTAAATTATGGTTTTGATCGGCAAATATTAAAGGTATGTTGTTTTTATAGACTGTCTTAGCGGAATCTTTCCTTTTTTGCAAATTACAACCGCACCCACCTTTTGTGTTCTCATAGCTATTCAGTATAGCAGTTACATTTTCGTGAAGTGACGAATCACAGTTATCTAATACATCCTGAAGGTTTATCTTTATAAACACTCCAAAATCTACATAACTGTTAAAAATCATTGAATTCATTGAGCTTTGCTAGATAAAAAATTTAAAGTTAAGAACAAGAATAAAGTTAACCATATATTTATTATTAAAAATACAACGTTTTGATGGTAAGAAAAAGTTGCTAAATTCAACCAAAAACTAACACAATACGGACAAGAAATTAACTTTCTTATAAAGTTCCTCTTTTGGAATGTCAAATAAGTCCAGTAATCTCCTTCTCCCACTGTATCCAAAAACTTTTCATACTTATCAATCTCAAATACTTTTTCAAGCCTAAACAGTTTAACGTACTCTACGAAAGCATCAGTTTTGTAAAGAAAAAACAAAATACTAGCATTTAAAAAAGAGTAAACTAAACTTTCCATATATAGTATTTTATACTTAAACCTAATTTACTTCAAAAATATTTGTCACACTTATATTGTAGAATTTAAATATATCCAAAGCTTTCTCATCCTTTTCGTAGATTTCAGAAAAAACCACTTTTTTAACGCCATAAGCAGCTATTAATGTGGCGCAGTATGAGCAAGGTAAGAGAGTTACTGCTAGTAAATCCACTTCCCCCTTCTTGCAAAGAGATAAACAATTGGCTTCAGCGTGTATCATGTATGGCCTACGCCCATCTCTATCTTCCCAAAAAACGTTCGAGACTTCTTTACCTGAAGCTAAACCATTGTAGCCAACCCCAACAACCATATTAGAGCTATTTAAAGCGCAAGCCCCCACCTTACGGTGAGGGTCTTCGCTTCTGAGTGAGGCGGTATATGCTATTTTTAAAGCATACTCGTCCCAAGAAATTCTTGGTGAATTCATTTGAGGGCAAAAAAAGCTGTCTGAGCAATATACCAGACAATCAGTAGAGTTAGAAATTCCATTTTAGTAATAGGTTTGAATTTCTTGATTTACTGAGCCTGTTGTTGTATTCTTTTTGTAAGTTACTCTGGGACGACCATTTTTAGTCTTAACTTTTCCCACGATAAGGAGTTCACCTCTATCCACAGCGGCATTAAGCTTGCTATGAATAGTAACTCTTGACACGTTTTCAGTGCAGGTGTTAAAAACGTCTTGAGCGGTAAATTCTACATCAGGCCAAGGGATATTAACTGGTGGCCTACCTCTTGTGACTTTAATTTTGTTATTCATATTAGAAATATAATATCATTTTTTTATACCGAGTCAACCTTTTTTTGAAAATAAATGTTAAATAATTTAAAATAAAAAGATGACAATTTTAGACGTAAATAATTTACTGTTCGATTGGTACACAAATAACAGCACCTTTAAAATGGATAGAGATTTTAAGAAAATAGTGCCAATCTACGAAGATGAAGATGAAGTTAAAAAAACCATAGAACTAGCTTTAGATCAACTAATTGAGGCCAATTTAATTTTACCCTGTAAAGAAAAAGAATATTACATTCTTACAAAACCATTCTCAGCATATCAACAAACTTTAGAAATTAACTCTTGGGTTTCGGCGTATGTAGCATCTCAAATAAATGATTTCTGTAGTCTCATAGGGGATGACCAAGATAAATGCGATGCCTCTAGCTTAACTGAAAAAGACCTTAAAAACTTATGTCATATAATAGATTACTACAAAGATGCTCTTTCTAAAAAAGAATAGCTTGCTATTAAAAAAAAATATCATATACTATTCAAAGTTCTTTAGTGCGGTGATATCGTGGTAACTAAAAAGAAACCTCAAAGCCCGTAAAAAGACACTGATTGAATAGGCCCAATAAGCCTTACGTTACTGCGGGAGCACGAGGCGTTTGAAATCAGATCAGCAACATAAGTTGCTGGCCAGATACTTAATCCTATACTATGGGAAAAGGAAGGCTGGTTTATAAGTCAAAAAATAAGTTCCTCCGCAGAACTAAAGAACGTAATTTAAAACCGAAGACTGTTGCTCATGAGCTAGGCTAAAAGTGGCCGAAACTAAATGCGACGAACTGAAGTGGGAGCAGTCTTTTTGAATAACTAGCGAAATTCAGCTAGATAGGACACCATTGCTTAATGCCTAAAACTTGGGAAAATTTTAAAGGAAGGCTGGATTTTTTTAGTTAAATTGTTTTTCAATCGTTAATATTATTAACTATATATTTGAATGTTTTATGAATAGAATCATAGGTGTATCAGGTGTAGCGGGAGTAGGTAAGGATACTTTTTTCCAACTGCTTTCGGAAGTTATTCCTTGTAAACGTTACGCTTTAGCTGATGAACTTAAGAAAGAAGTTCGCCAATGGACAAAACTTCATTACGGAATAGATTCATTTGATTGCACCATTGAAGAAAAAAACTTAATAAGACCCTTTTTAGTTGAACACGCTGGATTAAAAAGAAAGTTCAGCAAAGGTAGACACTGGATCGAAAAGATTCATGATTCCATTATCACCGATAAATTTGACGGACTTAAGATTATAACAGACTTAAGGTTCGATGAATTTGAGAAAGATGAAGTTTACTGGCTAAAAAACGAACTGAACGGTGTATTAGTTCACATTTCTCAGTATCGCCTAGAAAATAGACTCAACCATAATAACGTAAAAGTATTCAGGCAACCGGCCAATCTCGAAGAATCTAAGAATGATCCAAAATTAAAGCAAAAAAGTGACTTTCAAATTGAATGGGAATATCTTAAAAATGGTCATATCGATGAACTTAATATTTATATTAAAAATTTCATCGGATGGCTCGACCAAAGAAAAGAATAGAAGAACTTTGTGATAATTCTCTAGTTAAGAGAGTTAAAAAAGATGGCTGTAATAGGTCATTTAAAGAAATCCTGAATCGGCACGAAAAATTATTTTACAAAATATGTCAAAACTATATGTCCATACTAGAATCCAAAGGGCATAAAAGAGAGGAAATAGTATCAGAGGTGTGCTTCGTGTTATTTAAGGCGGTCAATTCCTACAATACAAATAAAAAAACTAAATTCTCCACTTGGATAGGTAATTGTTCTAAGTACTATTGTTTAAGTTTAATTAATGTTAAAAATAGATTCATCGACGCAGACGAAGAAGTTATAGAGTTTTATGTAAACAACAAGTCAAAAGAAAGCTTTTACCTCGAAGAAACTCAAAATGAAAACAAAGAATTTGTTTTTGAAATACTCAAGCAACTTAAAGACCCTAGAGTTAAGAAGGTATTTCAACTAAGGTACTTTGATCAAGATAAAAAAAACAAAAAACCGACTTGGAGCGTTATAGCAAAAAAAATAAAAACCAGCACCCAGACCGCTATCAACCTGCACCAAAGAGGAATTAGAATATTAACTAAAAAATATAAAACAAATTTTTATTCCGACAAAATTTAACATTGACAAATATAAAATATATGATATCCTTAATCAAATGAGTGAGACAAATAATAATAAAAATGAATGGTCCGAAAGAGAAGTAGGAGCACTGTGGTTAAAGCAAAGCCCAAACCAAAAATACTTTTCAGGACATGTAACTGTTGAAGATGAGTTTGGAGATGAAAAGAAGCTCCAAGTGGTTGTTTTTAGAAATAAAAATAAACAAAAAGACAATCACCCTGACTTCAGAATCTATAAGTCAGTACCCAGAAACACAAGTGGCCAAAAACCACCAACAAATGAAGAAGCACAAGAGGCTGTTTCTTCAGGTGTTCAAGAAGTCCAAGAGGATGAATTGATTTAACCACACACCACCCAACCAGAAACTCCCCTATTCTGTCATTTAGTAGGGGAGTTTTTTTCTTTACAAAAAAGACTACAAATACTATAATTAACAAGTATGCCATTTTACCTTTTTCAAAACCCTAAAACCCAAGAAGTAATAGAAATCATGCAAAGCATGAAAGCGGATCATGTCTACATAGACGAAAAAGGTGTGAAGTGGAACAGGGTATTTACTGTACCTAACGCCGCGATAGATTCTGGAAGCATAGACCCGTATTCCAAAGAAGACTTCCTTAAGGCTACTGAAAAAAAAGGCATAACCTGCGGAGAAATGTTCGATCTATCTGCCGAAATGAGCCAAAAAAGAGAATCCAAAGACGGCAAAGACAAGGTGAAAGAAAAAACTCAAAAAGATTACAAAAAGAAAACTGGCAAAGCTCACCCAGAAGTAATTAAAAAAAGAAAAAATAAAACTCTAGAATTATAATGAAAATTTCAGTATTCACTCCTTCACACGATCTAAAACATATAGACCGCCCACTTGAAAGCCTCAAAAAACAAACCCTTAAGGATTTTGAATGGATTATTCTCCTAAACGGAAAAGCAATAAACGAAAAAGACGATTTAGAGAGTAAGTTAAATGAGGCTAATTTAAATTATAAAATAATTATTCACTCGTTTCAAGACTTACTAGCAAGTAAATCTCTGTCAGGCGAAAAAGTAATCCTGTATAAAACAGAAAGCTGCCCTTGGTGCGCGGAGGCTAAAGCTCTCCTCCAAAAACATAAGATTAATTTTGAAGAAAAAAATGTTGGCGAAGAAAAATACGCTCAAGAACTGCAATCCAAATTACAATCTACTGGAAAAAAAGCTGGAGGCGTACCTGTTACAGATTTTGACGGCGTCTTACTCTCTGGATTTAAAGAGCTTAGTGATATTTTCGAAAATAACATAGGGGCTTTAAAGAAAAAGTGTTGCGAGCAGTCAAGTGGTGAAATTTTAGTGGAATTAGATCATGATGACGAACTAACTGAAGACTGTCTGGAAAAGGTTGCTAAGACTTTTGAAGAACATAATTGCGATTTCTGCTTTAGCGATGATTACATGATAAGAAACGGAGAATACGTAGCTCCGTTTGGTGAAGCTCACGGTTGGACTAAAAAATATGACTCTCAAAACAATGTATATCACCCAGCGCATGAACCCGATGCTCTGAGTTTTTCTTATATATGGTACGCACCAGATCACGTAAGAGCTTGGAGAAAATCCTTTTATCAAGTTATCGGCGGTCACGATGCGTCACTGGATGTTTGTGATGATTATGATTTGGTTTGTAAAAGTTATATACATGGAAATGTAAAAAGAATCCCTGAACCCTTGTATAAATATCATATTCACGAAGAAAATACTTCATCAAATGAAAAGAATGAAAAAATACAAAAACTTACTCACGACCTTCACGACAAATACATTTTAGAGCTAGCATCTAAATGGTGTGACCTAAATCAACTCAAAAAAGTAGATTTATGTAGTTGCAACAATAAACCTGCGGGTTTTATTGGGGTGGATAAAAGAAAACTGAATGACGAAGATATAGAATTCGATCTAGATCAACCTAACTGGCCTTTTGAAAATGGATCAGTAGGAGTGTTCAGACTGCAAGACGCGCTTGAACATATGAGAGACCCAATTAATACTATGAAAGAAATGCATAGATGTCTTGTTGATTTTGGGTGGGTGATAATAGACGTACCGAGTACAGATGGTAGAGGAGCTTTTCAAGACCCTACTCATGTTAGTTATTGGAATAGTAACAGCTTCTGGTATTATACGAAAGCTAATCAAGCTCATTTCATTGGTACTCCAGTTAAATTTCAATTAAATAGAATAGATAATTACTTCCCCTCTGAATGGCATGAGTTCCATAATATTCTATACACTAAAGCTCATTTAGTTAAACTCCCAGATAATGGAGTTGTTCCTCCTCACGGAAGAGAAATATAATTTTTTTCTTCCATTTTTAAAAATAAATAGTACTATGTATAGACACGAAAGAAGAAGATGAACAAGGAATCTATAAACGTAAAAAAGAGGAACGGAAGACTTCAAGAGCTAGACACAAACAAAATTAATCTCTGCGTTGAAAGAGCCTGTGAAGGACTCGATGAGGTTTCTGCTAGTGAAGTAATACTGGATGCTCACGTTCAATTATACGATAAAATCACAACGAAAGAAATTGACTCAGCATTAATAATGAGTGCGAGGCAAAAAATAGAAAAGGAACCTAACTATTCTTATGTAGCGTCAAGACTCCTTCTCGCTACAATTCATAAAGAAGTCTTCGGAGAAAGCAGAGATAAAGACGCATTTGATCATCAGTATAGACTTTCTTTCATAAAGAATATAAAAGCACTCGTAAAAGCTGACATACTTTCTGATAAGCTTTTAAATTTTGACTTGAAAAAACTTTCAGAGAATCTTGTTCTTGATAGAGATTTTAATTTTAAATACCTAGGTCTTCAAATCATAAAAGACAGATATCTCCATCATATCGATGGAAGAAGAATGGAAACCCCTCAAGCCTTTTGGATGAGAGTCGCTATGGGATTAGCTTTGGAAGAAGATAATCCTGAAGAAAGAGCTATTGAGTTTTACAATGCACTTTCTCAGTTTTACTTGTGCTGCTCAACACCCACTTTATTTAATAGCGGTAGCACTCATAGCCAACTTTCCAGTTGCTACCTAAATACCTTTGACGATTCGATTGATGGAATCTTTGAAGGGTTATGGCAAGAGGCTAGAAAATCAAAATATGCAGGAGGCTTAGGTTTTGATGTTACTAACTTTAGAGCCGCAAACTCTTACGTTAAGGGTACTAATGGTAAATCTTCAGGCTTAATTCCTTGGCTTAAAATTTATAATGATACCCTCATCGCTGTGGACCAAGGAGGAAAAAGGCCCGGAGCGGGATGCGCTTATATTGAGCCTTGGCATTTAGATATAGAAGATTTCCTCGATCTTAAAAAGAATACTGGCGACGAACGCAGAAGGTGTCATGACATGAACACCGCAAACTGGCTACCTGATCTTTTCATCCGTAGTGTTCAGAAAGATGAAGATTGGTATTTATTTTCTCCGTCAGATGTGCGCGACCTCCATGAATCATACGGAGAAGATTTTGATAAAAAATATAAAAAATACTGCAAACTCGCAGACAAAGGCGAGATGCCTAATTATAAAAAGGTAAAAGCTAAAGACCTTTGGAAAAAAATGTTAAGAGTTTTGTTTGAGACAGGCCATCCTTGGATGACCTTCAAAGACAATTCTAACCTCAGATACTCAAACTCCCATGAAGGAGTTATTCATAGTTCAAATCTTTGCACCGAAATTTTCTTACACACAAAACCATCTCAGTTTAAAGATGGAGAAAAAGTAGAGGTAGGTGAGACTGCTGTATGTAATTTAAGCTCTGTAAATTTAAAGCAACATCTAAAAGAGAATGGTAAGCTAGATTTTAAACTCCTAGCTAAAACCATAGAAACTCAAATTAGAATGTTAGACAATGTTATAAACTTAAACTATTACCCAACTAAAGAAGCTCACAAAGCTAATATGAGTCATAGACCCATAGGTGCAGGTAGCATGGGTTGGGCAGATGTTTTTAACTCTTACAAAGTTAACTTCTCCAGTGATGATGCAGTTAAGTTTTCTGACGAACTTTACGAATTCATTTCTTATCATTGTATTTTAAACTCAAGTAAGCTAGCCAAAGAAAGAGGCACTTACTGCACCTACGAAGGGTCTTTGTGGAGCAAAAACATTTTACCCATTGATACTTACAAAAATCTAATGGATTACTTGGAGGAAAAGCCAATGATCCATAGAGGTAAGAAATTTTGCCCTGAATTAGATTGGAAAATTACAAGGGATCACATCAGGGATCACGGCATGAGGAATAGTAACACTATGGCTATAGCCCCCACTGCCACTATCTCCTACATTCAAGGTTGCTCCCCTTGTATTGAGCCAGATTTTTCCACGCTTTTCGTATACGAAAACAAGTCTGGCAACTTGACTATCACAAATGAATGGTTTGTTAAAGAGTGCAAAGAGCTTGGTATATGGAACGCTAACTTTGTGGAAATTATGAAATCTGTTAACGGAGACGTATCCTTGATTGATAACCAAATTCTTTCCGCTGACATTAAAGACAGATACAAAACAGCCTTTGATCATGATCAATTTAAGCTAATAGACTCAGCTGCGGCAAAACAAAAATGGATAGACATGGGGCAAAGCTTAAATTTATTTAATAATAAAAGTTCCCTAAAGTTCTTGAATGACCTGTATATTCATGCTAGAAATTCCGGTCTTAAAAGCACTTATTATTTAAGAAATAAATCAGCAAGTGAAATTGAAAAGTCAACAAAAATTGAAAAGGTGGACGACACTAATAGTAGTAACCCAGATACTTCTAATGATAATCTATCTGATGTCAAAGCTTGCTCAATCTTAGACCCAACCTGTGAAAGCTGCCAATAATGAGTGATAAACTGCAAATCAAAACTCCAAAAGAAAAAATCGAAGCTCTCGCTGAAGAGTTAGAAAAAAACCCGCAAACCGAAGACCTGTCTGTTGTACTGTTTATAGTAGCTGGCACTACTATTTTAGGTAAAGAAGCGCAAAAATCTTTAGCTACTTGGTGTGCTACTTGGGCTAATAGTGTAATTAACGAGGTGGAAGCCATTAGAGAGGAAGAGACCGTCGATGAGCTTTCTAAGAAAATAATCGAAGGAGATAATAAGAATGAATAAAAAGGATGGATTACTATTAGGAGAAAATATAGCGGGGGTGAATCAGATTCTTCCCCACAAACACGCATTTGCTTGGGACTTGTTTCAAAAAGGAGTAGCCAATAACTGGTCTCCATCTGAAATAAATATGTCTGATGATATTAAACAATGGAACAATGGTTCGTTGTTAGATGATGAAAAATTACTCGTTAAAAGATGCCTTGGCTTTTTTGCTGGAAGTGAGTCCTTGGTTGGCAATAATTTACTTCTTAGCGTCGCAAAATGGATAACTGATCCAGAGTGCAGACAATATATATTAAGACAGGCTTATGAAGAATCCTTGCACAATTGGACAGTAGTAACTTGCTGCGATAGCTATAATCTTAAAGTTAGCGAAGTATACGAAGCTTATCTGAATATACCTTCCATTAAAGCTAAAGATGATTTTCTGATGAACATAACGTCAGATGTCAATAGGCAAGATTTTAGTACAAAAACTGTAGAAGGAAAAAGAGAGTTTTTGAGGAACTTAATCACATACTATGTAGTATGTGAGGGAACGTTTTTCTTTAGTGGTTTCGCAATGCTGCTAGCTCTAGGTAGACAGAACAAACTTCCGGGGCTTTCTGATCAAATTAGATATACTCTTAGAGATGAGAGCTTGCATATACAATTTGGCACATACTTGATAAACACAATTAAAGAACAATATCCATCGGTGTGGACGAAAAAATTCGAGAACGAGACAACCGAGCATATCAAAAAAGCTGTTGAGCTAGAGGTTCAATATGCTGGTGATGTTCTACCAAGGGGTATATTGGGTCTCAACGCTGATATGTTTGTCGATTACATGCAGTACATCGGCAACAGGCGACTCGAAGGAATTGGCATTGACTTCCGTTTTGACAGCGATCAGAATCCATTTCCTTGGCTTTCTGAAGTCGTTGATACGGGAGCAATGACCAATTTTTTTGAAAGAAAAGTTAAAGATTATCAAAATTCAGGGGTTTTGGAAGACGATTTCTAAAAAAATCATGAATACAATGGCGAATTCTTATTCTAAATACAACAAAAATGAGTACAAGTAAAACAACGAAAACAGGGTCGGCTAAAACGGCCAAGAGAAAATCAGCTAAAACAAAAAAGTCAACAAGCTGCTCAAGTAGTGGAGCATCATGCAAAGAAAAACTATATGTGAGGCTTTGTATCCTACTGCTGGCACTTAACTTTGCTTTAACTGGTTATGTGGTTCACAGTGTTTTGGAAATCCAAGATCAACTTACTACAGATGATTCATCTCAAACAACCACAGCAACAACCACAACAACAGAAGAAACTGAAACAACTGAATAATTTGTTAAGAAAAATGAAAACACTAGCAACAGTAACAGTAGGGATGCTGCTTTTTGCAGCGTCAGGATGTACAAGTACACTAACAGTAGGCCCACAAGCTAACACAGACGCCGTCATTGGCGGTGATGTTAGCACTGAGTCTGCATCAGTAACACTACCTCTTGTCAAGGCTACTCTTGGAGAGGCGAAAGGTGGTGGTAAAAAGTAATCAAGGCTACCCAACCCTTGCAAACCCCTTAGATTAACTTCTGAGGGGTTTTTTATTAGAATATTACCTTACCATGTATTTCCTTTAAAGAAACTAAACCATACCAAGAAGATTCCCTGTTATCTCCTATTACCCAAATATATCCTTTAGGAATCTCAATCTCACCCTCATTTTCGTTAAAAAATAAATTCATCTCTTCATCCAAATAAAATATGATTCTAGCGTTAGAAAAATCATCTTTTACTTCTTTATTATTTACAAATATCTTACCCCACTTTATCTGAACTTTTTCTCCAGACACAGCGATGACTCTCTTAACTAACTCATCTCCTTCTTCATCGGGGTCTCCTAATATAATTATTTCATTTTTTTCAGGTAAGAAAAATTTATAAGTCCATTCATCCACTAAAAGCTTTTGTCCGTCTTTGAAAGTCGGGTACATACTGTCACCTCGCACCTCTGACCAAGAATACCCTTGATGAAAAACAACAGCAAACACGCAGAATAAAGTAAATATTCTTACTTTTCTACTGAGATTTTTAACGCTGAAGAAACTAAAATCCACCATTTATTATAATGGTTTCTTGAATTTTTTTATAAAATTGAATCACCTTATACTGAAATATGTTAAGAGCCAGACTCACCCCAAATAAAACTGCAAAAATTATATTCAGCCAATAAGCTTTACTTTGTAGCCAATTCTCTACTTTTTGAAAAAAAGATATTTTTGGAAAGAAACAATTGCTCATTTTTTTGTCTTTTTTTACGGTTTTAGCGGGTTTAGCGGGTTTTTGCTTCTCCTTCTTTTCCTCTTCTTCGAAACCTATTATCCAAGTCCCATTCCTGTACCTTAGCAATTTACCTCTCTTCATTATACGCCCACCCCGCAGTTCCATTCTGTGTTGAATAAAGCCTTTTACTCAACTCTTCTATGATTTTCTTTTGTTCGTTTATAAAATTCTCAGCTTTATGTAGCATAATTCCTTGGTCTCGAATTATTTTTTGCAATTTAACATTATTTTCTTCAAGATTTTGGCAAACCTTATATAAAGCATTATAATTTGTTACCAGCATAGAGTGTTCGGTTTTTAACTTAGTATGTTTTTCGGTGTCTTTTACTTCATCTATGCCCCAAACCGACACCCAAAACAAAGAAGTAACTAAAATAGCGGTTAATAAATTCTTATCACCGAATAATTTAGTTTTAATAGAACGGAATATATTTTTAATTTTATTCACTCTACAATAGATTACACCCTTTAAAGCATCTATTTTAATATCTTTTCTTAAAAAAGAGTTTTTCATGGAAGATTAACTACACTCAACAAGCGCTCAATAGAAATATTTTATTTTCTGAAAAAACAATTAATAAAGTGTAATTGTATGTATGAGCACACTATTAAACTTTAAAAATATGGTTTTAAATAAATGTAAAAGAAACTGTAAATGCTCTTATTGTAGGGCTAAAAAATGGCTTAAATCATCATTGTCTTCGCTATGGTCATTTGTTAAGGAAGTTATGACTGAGCCAGAGCTTATCAAGTCTCTTGGTTTAATCGCTTCGGTTGGCGTACTTGCAATTACGGGGGATGTGAAATGCTTTCTCGGAACAGTTGCTTTAGGTTTAGCCTTTATTAACCTATATGAATATTTCAGATGGAGATAACTTTAAACTAGTGTAATAAATGTTATGGACATAGATTTTCAATTCTTTTTAAATGTCGTAATAGGTATTGTTACCTTTTTCGGGGGATGGATTCTGAAAACTTTTTGGAGCAGGATGAATGACCTAGAAGAAGAGCAGCAGGAACTTTACGAGAAACAAACCGAGGATATGAAAGAGCAAAGCAAAGAATTGAATCTTCTCGCATTAAGCTTACCGGAAAAATACGTTTCAAAAAGTGACTTCGACAATCTAGTAAAGGTAGTTCATCACAGATTCGATAGATTAGAAGAAAAGCTAGATAAAATGAAAAAATAACTTGATTTTTCAAAAATATCTATTATACTTCTAGTGTGGCTAAATTCGGCAAAAAAGAATACAGTATTCTTGTTAAACTCTTTCTAAAAGAGCCAGTAAAGATTAATTATCCAGAGCAATATGGCGTTGCAAAAAAACTTTTAACTCATTACCCAAACATAAAGTTCTGGCAGTCTTCCGCTCTTTCAGAAAAAAAGTCCAGACTGAACTCTTTGGCTTGGTTTTTAACAGAGGATGGAGTAAACTTTCTAGAGGACTCATATAATTATTTTGTAAAAATTCAAAAACTTGACAAGAATGTCTTTGTCAATCAATCAATACCACTACAAGAAAAGCCTGTTGGTGAAAGCGTAGGTCTTAAAACTAACAAAAAGAAATCATTAATGGAATTTATAAAAGATGCCGAGAAAAAGTAAAACTGACGCAGGAGAAGGTGTTTCACCAGTTGATCAAATCCAAGCTTATCTTGAGCAAAATAAAGGAGATCACTATAACTTTGAGGAAGAACGTAGCTACGTTGTTTCAAGCGGTAGTCTTTTAATGGATATTGAAATGGGTGGGGGCATCGGCCCCGGAGTTATAAGAGCCTCTGGAATAACAGAGGGAGGTAAAACCTCTTGTGCTTTAGCCTTTGCTAAAAACTTCCAAAAAATGGACAACGCAATGGTTGTTTATTTTAAAGCCGAAGGAAGGCTCACTAAAGAAATGGTAAAAAGAGCAGGTATTGACCAAGACCCCCTCAAGTGGAGAGAGATAAAATCCAATGTATATGAAACAGTTATAAACTTAATGAGGCAGCTTGTTCAAAACAATGATAGAAATTTTAAATATATGTTTATCATAGACTCTATGGACTCTTTGGTTCCAAAGGCTGATTTAGAAAAAGGCCCAGAAGAAGCCAACAAGGTCGCTGGAGGAGCATTACTAAGCTCAGACTTCTTAAGAAAGATGGCCCTAGGACTCTCTACTAGAGGTCATATCTGTTACATGATTTCTCAAGTTAGAAGTAATGTCTCAATTAATCCATATCAAAAAGGAGACGCAAAAGTAACAAACGCCTCTGGAGGCAATGCCCTACTACACTACAGTGATTGGATTCTGGAATTTCAAGAAAGACACCTAAATGACATCATATCCTCAGAACCTAGGGGTAAAGGAGACATATATGGTCATTGGTGTAAAATTATTTTCAGAAAAACACCCAATGAGAAAACAGGTACACTGGTCAGATACCCAATTAGGTACGGCCAGCAAGATGGAAAAAGCATCTGGGTTCAATATGAAGTCGTAGATATGCTTTTAGCATTTGATATGGCCAAAAAAGCTGGAGCTTGGGTTACCATCTCTGATGACCTCATAGAAGAGGTTGACAAGGAACTTAAAATAGAGTTCAAAAAACAGCATCAAGGCATAGATAACCTTAAGAAATACTTTGAAGAAAACGAAGAGATAGGAAAATATCTCTTCAATAAATTCAGAGAAACCTTAAAGAAGAGTTAAGGTATCCAGCATGAAAAAAAAGATAAATGCCAAATACTATAGAGATTGGTATAAATCTTTGTCTGCCGAAAAAAGAGAAAAAAGACTCAAACAAAAAAGAGACTACTACCACCGCACTAAAGATAAACCAGAGCAAATAGAAAGAAGAAAAAAATACTATCAAGAGAATAAAGAACAACATTCCAAAAACGGAAAGCTTTGGAGGAGAAAAAATAAGAAATACGCATCTGAACACCAAAAAGCTTACCGCAAGGCTAACCCACACATACAAGCGAATCTAGCAGCAAAAAGAAACGCGCAGAAAAAAAACGCTACGCTCCCTAGCACGGATTTAGATTTAATAAAGGAAATCTACAAAGAAAAAAGCCGCATGAACGAGCAGGGCAAAACAGAGTACCAAGTAGACCACATCATACCTATATCTATCGGTGGAGCGCACCATCAAGATAATCTTAGAATCATAACTGCTAAAGAAAATAGGAAAAAACATGGGAAATACATCCCGGAACTCGGCGGCGTTTGGGCTGATAATGATTTAGCAAAAGAAACTAAAAGAAAGCTTGGCATAAAATAATGAGACTATATAATGTCAACGGCAATCTACAAAAGAAAAATGTTTCTAAGTATTTGATAGATTGGGATAAAAAAAGCCGATCTAAGATACAATTCAAAGTTAAGAAATTTTTAGAGCCTTTTTGGAAAGGCCATATAGTATTTGAAGAGTTTCCTGTTTATGGTTCAAAACTCAAGGTTGACATACTTAATGCTAGTAACAAAGTTGCCATAGAAGTTCAAGGAAACCAGCATAATTCTTTTAATAAGTTTTTTCATAGTGACTCTAGGTTGAAATACCTTGAATCCATTAAGAGAGATGTAATGAAAGCTGAGTGGCTTGAGAAGAATAATTTCAAGCTAATAGAGATCGAAGAGTCCGAAATCAATTCCATTTCCAAGGATTTCTTTAAAAACAAATTTGGCCTAACTCTTTAATTTTTTTTGCCAAATAACCGAATATAACCGCATATAAGCGCACATAAGGCCACATAAGGCCACATGAGCTTGCGACGGTATTTTTTTGTAGATTTTATAAAAAGAAATTGTATACTAATTTTAACGAATAAAAGACGAAGACGAAGACGAAGGAAAAATATATGGAATCAATATACTCAATACAGATAGAAAAACATGTTTTAGGTGGATTAATTAAAGACCCAAAAGTTTTACCAGATATAGAAAGGTTTATCTCTGAAAAAGATTTTGTTAATGAAGTTCATCAAACAATATATTGTGTTTTAAAGAATGCATTTTTCAACAATGAAACAATAGACTCTGTTGTTCTTGCTGAGAAAATTAAAAATATAGGAATCTCATTTAAAGATGATATAAACATTTATGATTACCTTGAAGCTATTTCTTTTAATACAATTAATAAAAAGGGCATCATTGAGGCTTGCAGAGAACTGGCAAAGTTAACTGTAAGAAGGAAGCTTTACCACAAGTGTGATGAAATTAAAAAGTTTCTCCAAGAGAGTGGAGATAAAGCTATAGATGAGATTGTGTCAACTTCAGATCACCTATATGGAGACTTAATCAGAGATTTTGAATGTGTTGACAGTGAGCCAGAAGACTTGTTTGAAGGTTTGCCTGAGATGATAGAAGAGTCAGGAGAAAACCCAACAGAAGATTTTGGATTCACAACACCTCATGATGAATTTAACAGATTGTATGGAGGGCTTCGGCCCGGAAACCTTTATGCTGTGGTCGCAAGACCCGGACAAGGTAAGTCAACATTCATTGCAGACCTTTGCAGAAAGACAGCAAAAATTCACAACATCAAATGTCTCATCTTGGATACAGAGATGGACACAAAAGATGTTAAGTTCAGAATTGCATCAGCAATTTCAGGGGTTTCACTATGGCATCTTGAAACTGGTAATTGGAGGAAAAACCCAGAACTAGTAAATAAAGTCAGAGACTCTTACTCTGAATTAAAACAACAAGATGTTTATCATTTTTCAGTAGGAAACAAAACAATTGATGAAATCTGTTCATTGGTTAGGAGATGGTATTACTCTGAAGTAGGCAGAGGTAATCCATTTATCCTAGGTTATGACTATGTAAAGCTAACAGGAGAAAAAGTTGGAAACAACTGGGGTGAACACCAAGCTGTTGGTGAAAAAATAGACAAGCTTAAAAAGCTTTCAGAAGAACTCAACTGCCCAATTATAACAGCGATGCAAATGAATCGCTCTGGGGAAAATCATAACAGAAGAGGTAATGCAGTTATTGATGACAGTTCTGCAATATCCCTTTCAGACAGAATTCAATGGTTTGCTTCTTTTGTTGCAATCTTTAGAAGAAAGACTGTTGATGAAATAGCTGAAGATGGTGAAGACTTTGGTACTCACAAATTAGTACCACTTAAAACTAGATTCCAAGGTAAAGATGCTGCTGGGCATCATGATCTTGTAAGAAGAGTTAGGCCAAATGGTAATGTGAGTTTTCAAAACAATTTCTTAAACTTTAATGTAAGAAATTTTAATGTCACAGAGGCAGGGTCACTGCAAAACATTATTGATGCACAAATGGATCAACATCTTTTGGATGATTCAGCATCAAATGATGGAGAAGTGATGTAATGGACTTCAAAAACATACTGCTTGATTTAGGTTATTCTAATATCAAAGATAACGGTAGAGAGCTTCGCATGAGGCCACTCTACCGTGATTCTAATAATGATACGGTACTTTCTGTTAGGAAAGATACTGGTCATTTTATTGATTTTAGCAAAAACGTAAGTGGTTCATTTGAGTATTTAGTTCAATTAACTCTTGGATTAGAAAATGTAGATCAAGCCAGAGTTCAGTTAAAAGAAAAATATTCTATAACTGAAATAAAGCGGGAACATAGACCCAAAGTTAGCGGTACAAAGACTTTCCCCAGAGAATATCTAACCAAGCTAAAACCAGATCATTCTTATTGGCTGGGTAGAGGGGTGTCACTTGATACTTTAAAAACTTTCGGTGGAGGTCTTGTTGAAAGCGGGACAATGGCAAATAGATACGTTTTCCCTATTTTAGACGAAAAACAAAAACTAGTAGGCGTTACCGGAAGATACACTAAGAATATAACAAGCAAACGAATGCCTAAATGGCTTCACAAAGGTAAGGTTTCTGAGTGGAACTACCCCTTCCAGCTTAACAAAGAGATTATAACTGAAAAAAAAGAAATAATAATGGTTGAAAGCATAGGCGATATGCTTGCTCTTTGGGATTGCGGAATCAAAAACATTTTAGTAGTTTTTGGTCTTAATTTATCGCCTAAAATGATCAGCTTGCTAATAAAAGCTGATCCACGTATAGTCTATATAGCATTTAACAATGACTCGTTAGACAATTCAGCGGGTAATGAGGCGGCTGAAAAAGTAAGAAATAAAATATCTAAATACTTTGACATAAATCAGGTTAAATTAGCTCTTCCCAATAAAAACGATTTCGGGGAGATGAACAAAGAAGAGATACTTGGATGGAAAAAACAGTATGGAGTATCATAAAGTTAAAATAATTATTAAAAATAATTCAGGTCTACATGCTAGACCCTGTTCTGCCTTCGTTAAGACTGCAAACTCCTTTGAATCTAAAATAAAGGTTAAAAAAGGAGAAAATTCTGTTGATGGCAAAAGCATAATAGGACTAATGACTCTGGCAGCTGCATTTGGAGACAGGATAACTATAGAGGCCAGTGGCCCAGACGCAAAAAAAGCGGTGACTGCGCTCGAAAAAATTGCAATTACTAGTTTTGACTAGTATTATAATATATGGCAAAAGACCCGTGTCAAGAGGCTCTTTCAACCATAAAAGAACTGAAGCCTCATGTAAGTCAAATACTAGAATTACTTAATATTCATGAGAAAGAAATGTATTTTAATTTTTTAAGATATAAGCAAGGAGAAGAGGATTATAATAAATTGGGTGAATTTAAAAAAGTAAAAAATTTAATAGAATATCTACTTACGATTGACGAAGATAATAATTACTCAAAATGAGATTAGATCACATAGCTTATAGAGTAAAGGATAGGCATAAAACTGCTGAATTTCTTTATAATTGTTTGGGCTATTCCGTGGCTTTAGAATTTGATTTAAAATTTGATGACGGCTCAACAACCGACTGTTTAGCTATGACCCCTCCCGAAGAAAGACCTGTTGACGTATTAGAGTGGGACATTTTACTTGCTGACGCTGATGATATAGGAAAAGCTAAATTTCATTCATATCATTGCCCCCCAGAAATCTTTGTTTCCGATGGCCCAAAAGGCTCTATCGTGGGCGATTGGGTTAAAGAGCGTGGAGGTATTGGAGGAATACATCACTTAGCTTATCAAGTTGAGGATGTTGAAAAAACGATGAATGATTGGAGTGAAAAAGGTTATGCGGAATGGTACTCTGAAAAACCTTTAGTGTGCAAAAAAACTAAATTAATTCAGGTATTTTCTAAACCCTCTGAACTTACTGGAGTCATATACGAACTAATAACACGCGGAAAGGATAGCAAAGGTTTTTGCGAAACAAATGTAAAATCTTTAATGGAAAGCACAAGAGACTTGAAAGGATAATGATGAGAGATTTTGAGGGAAGAAATTATATTGATGGTCAATGGAGGGAAACTCCTGAGATGTACACAAAAATTAATCCCGCTACCGGAAAAGCGCAAGGAGCCTTTCCTGTCAGCGATAAAGATGAAGTAAACAAGTCTGTTCTTAGTGCTAGAAAAGCTTTCAAAAAATGGAAAAAAGTTAGTCGTTTTGTACGATCTGACTACATGAACAGAGTGGCTCAATTAATTGAAAGAGACAAAGAAAAATTAGCCACAATTATCTCCCTAGAAACTGGAAAAAATTATAACGAGAGTGTTGCGGAAGTTAACGAAGCCCTACATATGGCTCAGTTTGCGTTTGGCTCTGGCCGCTACAGTCATGGCGAAGCTGTTTCTTCTGAAATTGAAGATAAAGACGCCTACATGCTTAGAAAGCCCAAAGGAGTAGTAGCAATTGTAACTCCATTTAATTTTCCACTAGCTATTGGTATGTTTTGGAATGCGGCTCCCGCTTTAGTGGAAGGAAATACTATAGTAATTAAACCAAGCGAAGATGCCCCAATGTCAACCCAAGCCGCCGTTCAGATTTACGAAGAAGCTGGTATCCCGCATGGCGTTATTAATTTAGTGCATGGACATGGGCAAACTGGAGATTTTTTAGTACGCGATGACGTTGATCATATTTGTTTCACGGGTTCAGCTGATGTTGGACAACATATTCGTAAAGTTGCCGCTGAATCTTGGAACAAAACAACATCTTGCGAGCTAGGTAGTAAGTCAGCCTGTATCGTTTTTGATGATGTAGAAATTCCTCTTGCTTTAGAAGCTTGTGTAGCTAGTGCATTTAAACTGTCTGGGCAAAGATGTGTGTCTTCGGGTAGAATTTTAGTTCAAAGAACAATTTACAATGATTTTGCAAAGAGGTTTGCCGAAGAAGCGTCTAAATTGAAAACAGGTAATCCATTTAAAAAGAACAGTGGAACCTGCGGTACTCCCGCTGCCGTTTGCTGGGATGAGATTGTACCTAATGAAGAAATATATTACGGGCCAATCATAAATCAACAGGGATTTGATAAAATAAGGTATATGAATAGCTTGGTGGCTTCGGACCCCAAATCAGAAATATTACTTAACCCCACTTATACAGGAACAGGCAAATCTTACTATTCCACACCAATGGTATATAAAAGAGAGTGGTCAAATTGTGATGCAGGATTTTTAAGGAACGAAGTATTTGGACCCCATGTTGCAATTATTCCATTTGACACAGTTGAAGACGCAATTCGAATTTACAACGATACTGAGTATGGTTTAGCTGTTGGCATTTTAACTAACGACTTCAGAAAAGCCAGAATTATGAGGGATGAATGTGACGCAGGTATGATTTACTGGAATGGAGGTTCTATCGCTGCTGAGTCTCATTTAGCCTTTGGTGGCGTTAAAAAATCTGGTAATGGATTTCCTAGCGCAGCCAGAACCTTTAGGGCAGTTACTCATGAAATTAGCTGGACAGTAAATCATGCAGATAAACTTACTTTTCCACAAGGAATGAAATGAACACTTTAATTATTGATTCATCAGCTTCGAGAACAGACTTGTGTGAAGCGGGAAAAAAATACGGTACAGATAAATCGCCCTACCACGTAGGTACGCCTGATTGCCCCCACTCGCATCCTTATACCGCAATCTACGACTTACTATTTGCACCCTTGAGGCACAAAGAAGTCAAGTTGGGAGAAATAGGTATCGCTCGGCTGGCCTCCATGAAATGTTGGAGAGAATATTTCCCTTACGCAAAATTGCATGGATTCGAGTTTGATTCTAATTTATTAGAGCGTGGCATCAATGAAAACATGGATAACGCTAGCTACTCATTTATAAATGTTGAAGACACAAACTCCATAGACACTGCGCTGTCAGACGCTGGTGGAGACTTTGACATATTAATAGACGACGCATTACATAATGTCGCCTGTAACTCGAACGTAATAAATACTGCTTACAAATACTTAAAAACAGGAGGACTTTTAATTACGGAAGACATCTTTCGCGCTTATTCTTGTGAAGAATATATGTCAGCGATAGAACCTGTTACTAAATATTTTTCGTTGACGACTTTTATTACTACCGAGCATGATTTAAGAAACTCAGAAGGCTGGGATAATGATAGATTGCTGGTGTTAGTTAGAAACGATACAAAGGAATAAAGTAATGAATGATCAAAAAAGAGTTTTAATTTTCGGCATGGGAAGAATGGGTAAAGCTATATCTTGGTGTATGTCTAAGTTTGGCAATCATATAATTTCCGTTGATAAAGATATAGATACGTCTCACGGTTTAGATGTTCCTTTGGATTTTTTAGTCGCAGAAAATGAAAACGACTATAAAAGGACGATGGAATTGTGTAGTCCCGATTTAGTAATTTCTTCTTTACCTTATTTCCTGAATGAATCAATCGCCATGATGGCTATAGAAAAAGGTATACCTTACTGCGATTTAGGAGGAAGCGTTCCTGTTTCTGCTACTATAAATAATCATGCCGAAGTTCATGCTAAAAAACCAGTTATTACAGACTTGGGGTTAGCTCCGGGATGGGTAAATATATTAGCAGAAGAAGCTTGCGATTCTTTTAATGAAAAAATTGTAGAAGTAAAAACTATGGTAGGAGGCTTGCCGGTTTATAAACATAACCCTCCATTTAATTATACGATAACTTGGTCTATAGATGGCTTGATAAATGAGTATATAGATGACTGCCAAGTCTTAATAGGCGAACAAGTTTCCAATCAATACGGAATGGAAGGCTTAGAAGATGTTTATTGCAGATCGATAGATGAAGAGTTGGAAGCGTTTTACACAAGCGGAGGAGCCTCTCATAGCATTAAATCAATGCGTGATAGGGGGGTAGAAAACTTTTCGTATAAAACTTTGAGATACAAGGGTCACAATGAAATTATAAAACTCTTACTTAGAAGTAAAATAGATAAAAGCTGCGTAAAAGAAACCATTCAAAAAATTTGCACCCCTAACGATCCTTCTTCGTATTTTGATTTTGTAATAATTAAATGCATAGCAATTGGTCAATCTGGAAAAACTTGGGATAAAGAACTGAAAATAAAAGGAGGAAATGTTGGTAAAAATAGTTTTTCATCCATGCAGAAAGCAACCTCGTTCGGTATATCCTGCGTAGCAGAACAAATAGTAAAAGGAGATATTGAAGGCGGTAAGTTGGGGTATAAAGATGTTCGTTACGATAAGTTTAATGAATACTTAAATGTATTAAAGGAAGCTTGGCGTGATGAAGATTACGAAATACCATTAAAATGAGATTTTTAAAAGATTTAATAGGTTTAATTTATGTAATAGCTCTTGCAGTTTGGTTCTTTTTTTCTGCTATTTTTGGTGGAATTTTTCTTGACTTAAAAGAAAGATTTGGTAAACTGTTTAAGTAGACTTTTGGTGGTTATGGGAAAAGTATTATCAGCATCTAGAATTGGCACTTTTGAAAAATGCTCTTGGTCTTATTGGTGTAATTACCACCTTAAAGTGCCTCAACACGGCAACGATGGCGCACATAGAGGAACTGTGTGCCATTTAGTTTTTGAACTTCTTTTAAGGAAAAAACATAAACATCACTTTGATTCAATCATAAAAGATGGAACTGTTATAAACAATAAAGCAATAGTCAGACTTGTTGAAAAGAATTTAAGAAAGCTAAAAGCATACAATGAAGGTAACTTTGATTTATGCATGAAAATGATCCTAGTTGGATTAAATCATGAATTCTATGGTAATGGATCAGAGATAGAAGAGCCAGTTTCAGAGCTAGAGTTCCTCTTGGAAAGTAAAAACCCAGAATACAAAATAAGAGGTTACATAGATAAAGTCTTCAAGTATGAAAGCAAAGTAAAGATTGTAGACTATAAATCTAGTAAAAAGAAATTTAAGGGAGAAGAACTCAGTGCAAACCTACAAGCAATGGCTTATACTCTTGCATCCAAGAAACAAATATTTAAAAATATTAAAGATGTTGAAGTTGAGTTTCTGTTTTTAAAGTTTCCAAGACAACCCGCTCAACAAGTAATAGTTACAGATGAACAGTTGAAAGGGTTTGAGCATTACTTGGAACATGTGTATAAATTAATTAACAATTTTTCTGTAAAGGATGCGAGAAGTAATTTTGCCTCCGACAACCCAAGTACTAGATGGATGTGTAAAGCTGGTGCTACTTGGCAATGTCCATATTATGAAGAAGTAGAATACTTCGCTCTTAAGGATGAATATGATGACACCTTAAAGACAGCCTTTAAAAAAGAAGATTTACCTAAAGCCAAAAAAGGCCAAAGAATTGTAAAATTAAGATATGAAGGATGCCCCGCGCACTCTTATGCGCGTTCCTCGACGCCTTCTGATGGCGAAGATGATGATATATTTAATATATAACCAAAGTTAGTTCTTGACTTTATTAAAAAAAGTCGTATTATATTCTTATGCATGAAATATTGCCACTGTTTAAAACTCACTATAGTTTAGGCAGATCAATTTTAAATTTAAATATAGAAGATAATCAGCCCGATGAAGCTGATTCCGTATTTTCCATAGCTAGGGAGCAAGACTTGAAAGAGCTTGTGCTCGTTGAAGACACTATGACGGGGTTTTTGGAAGCGTATCACAACTGCAAAGAAGCTGGCATTAAATTAGTATTTGGATTAAGAATGCGAGTATGTATAGATGCCCTTGAAAAGAATGAAGACTCTAGAAAGACTGAAAGTAAAATTATAGTCTTTCCCAAAAACATAGACGGATATAAAAACTTAATTAAAATATCTACATTTGCATCAAGGCAAGGATTTTATTATTACCCAAGAGTGGACTATAAAACTCTTAAAAGTTTTTGGAATGATAAAGATTTAAAATTAGTTATACCATTTTACGATTCTTACGTGTTCAATAACACCTTATACAATAACCTTTGTGTACCTGAATTAGATTTCACAGAACCAGTTTACTTTCTGGAAGACAATGACTTACCCTTCGATGAATTAGTAGCTAAAAAGATTAGTAATCTAACTAGTAATATTCAAAAAGCGCAAAGTATATTTTATAGAAATAAAAAAGACTTTAAAGCGTATCTTACTTATAAATGTATTAATAATAGAAGTAGCTTAGATAAACCAGAGCTTGATCACATGGCTAGTAACGAGTTTTGTGTGGAATCTTGGAGAGAAAAAAATAATGGATGAAGATTTTTTAAGATTTAGTAGAGATAAAGAGTACGTTTTTCTTGACTGCGAGACATTTAATTTATGCTTAAATTCTTGTCATAACTTACCTTGGCAGATAGCTATGATTAAGGTTAAAGGAGATGAAATAATCTCTGAAAAAGATTACCATATAAAGTGGGATACTCATTTGTCAATAAGTGCAGATGCAGCTAGGATAACTAAATTTAATCCCAAACTATATGAGAAAAAAGCCTTACCCGTCGAAGAAGTATTTCCAACGATTAAAGATTGGTTAGATAAATGTGATTACTTAATAGGCCACAACTTTCTTGGGTTTGATCTTTACCTCATTAAAGACCTTTACGCATACATGGGAGAATCTTACAAACCGTTAGTAAATAAAATTATTGATACAAATTGCCTTGCTCGCGGTATCAAAACAGACAATAGATATACTCAAGACCAAAATTTACTTGAGTACCAATACAAAATGTACCACACAAGAGTTAAAGGAGTCAGAACTAATCTATCTTCTTTAGGTAAGGAGTATGAAATAGATCATGACTACGAAAAACTACATGACGCTCTAGTAGATTTACAATTAAATATTAAAGTCTGGAATAAAATTAAATGGCAGGTTGACTTATGAGTTTTGTTGAAGATTTCCAAGATATAAACCTCAATATGCACGGGGTAAGACTTCCGTCTTTTGAAGTCGCTTTGAAAGACAAAAGAAGCCTTGGCGTAAGCGAAGATATAGGTAATGAGGAATTCTTAAAAGCCCTTTGCGAAAAAGGTATGGAAGACCTTGGTTTGGAAGGAGAAAAGTATCAAGAAAGGTTTGACTATGAGTTTAAAACTGTAAAAGAATTAGGATTTATAGATTATCTTTTATTGGTTTGGGAAGTGGTAAACTATTGTAAAAAGGAAGACATACCCACTGGAGTTGGCAGAGGCTCCGCCGCAGGATGTTTACTACTTTACTCTATGGGCGTTACTAAAATCGACCCAATTAAGTATGAGCTTTTCTTTGAAAGATTCATCTCTAAGATAAGAGCTAAAAAAACTATAGTAGATGGAATAACTTATTTAGATGGTTCTTTGATGATGGATGTAGATTTAGATATTTGTTACTACAACCGTCAAAAAGTTCTTCAATATTTGGAAGAAAAATTCGAAGGCAAAACTTCAAAAATCTCCACTCTCAACACCTTAAGCGGAAAACTTTGCATTAAAGAATGTGGCAAGGTTGCTGGTGCAAAAACAGAAGTGGAAATGAATAGGATTTCATCAATGATTCCTAAAGTTTTTGGTCAAGTTAAAGACCTGAAAGAAGCTTACGCTGAAGAAGAAGAATTCAGAAATTGGTGTGATGAAAATAGAGAAACTTATGATATTTCTTTAAAGATAAAAGGCTTAAATAAAAATAAGGGAGTTCACCCTTCAGCTATATCTTTATCTTACGAATCAATGGAAGATAGCTGCCCCACAGAACTTACTTCTGACAAAAAAAGCTTTGTGTCATCTTATGATATGAATTGGGTTTCTATGTTTAACGTAAAGTTAGATATTCTAGGGCTTAGGGCTGTATCAGTTGTTGATGATGTTTGCAAAAGCATTGGTATAGATGTTTCCGACGTTGATGTAGATAGTGATTTAATTTACGACAATCTACAAAACCTAAGAACTCCACATGGTCTTTTTCAAATAGAGGCTGAAACCAACTACAGGGTATGTCAAAAAGTTAAACCTAAGAACTTAGAGCAGTTAAGTGGCGTTCTAGCCTTGGCTAGACCGGGAGCTTTAGCTTTCGCTAATCAATACGCTGAATACGTTAATGATGGTAAATACGAAGCCATCCACCCGTTCTTCGACGACATCCTTTCCTCGACAGGTGGTGTGGCTTTATACCAAGAGCAACTTATGAAAATGGCTCATAAAATAGGATTCACTCTTGATGAGTCTGAAATCTTAAGAAGGATTGTGGGCAAAAAGAAAGTTTCTGAAGTACGTAAATGGAAAAAGAAAATTAAAGATAAGGTAAAACAAAATAATTTAGATGAAGAAATAGGAGATATTCTTTGGGGTGTTTTAGAGGATTCAGCTAATTATTCTTTTAATAAGTCTCACTCTATTTCTTATGCCATGCTGGCAGCTATTACTATTTATCTGAAGTTTAAGTACCCAAAACAGTTTTTCTTGAGTTTATTGAAAATGACTCGTCATGAGCCAGACCCAATTCAAGAAATATCAAAAATACAAAGAGAAATGCATAATTTTGGGGTAAAACTTTTGCCCCCTCACATTATTAAATCTCAAATGGATTTCTCAGTAGAAGGTGATGATATAAGATTTGGATTATTATCTATCAAAGGAATATCTGAAAAGTCTATTGAAAAATTAAATAATTTTAAAGATAATTACTCTACAAAATTTGAAGTTTTCGAGGGAGCTAAAGAGTCTGGTTTAACTATTGGGATTCTATCAGCATTGATACAGGCTGGAACATTTCAGGGCTTTCAGATGTCTAGAAGCAAAATTGTCTACGAAGGTCAACTTTGGAACATCTTACTCAAGAAAGAAAAAGCTACTGCCTTAAAGCTAGGTGAAAAATTCGACTACGACCTAGTTAAGATAGTAAAACATATGTGCGGCATGAAAAATGATAATGGTAAACCAATTATAAAAGAAAGCAGACTACAAACCATTAAAAAACGCACGGATGCCTACAAAGAAATTTACCACAAGAATAATAGCTCGGAGTCATTTGCTAATTGGTTTTATGAAAACACCTTACTTGGCTACACCTATGGTAAAAGGTTAATTGACATTTTTCGTGAAAAAACAAACGGGTTAATGAGTGTCGCCTCCTGTGAGGAAGCAGAAGTAGATGAAACCGTGGCTTTCGTTGGTACTATCGAAGATAAGCCCTACTTTGGTAAGTCTAGAAATGATAACGAATACATGAAAGTCTTTGTTAAAGATGAAACTGCTGCCATAAAAGTTATGATCTTTAATAATAAGTTAGCTAAAATGATTACGGAAAACGGCAGCAAGCACCCAGAGCAAGGCAATATAGTAATTGTCAGAGGCGTCAAGAAAGATGAGGTAGTATTCGCTGACCAAATAGCCATTCAAACTAATAAAATATACACCAAGCTTTCAGACCTTAAAAGTGCTTGACATTTTAAAAAAAACAAGTAACATATACTTATGATTAGTTTTTACAAACCTACCCCGAAAGTTACAGGCACAGCCTTGTCCTTCTATCTCAACAAAAGAGACAATGCATTTTTTTCAGAGCTACTCAAGCAAGCTTCTTGGGATGCTAGCACTAGAAGGGCAAATTTTCTTTCAAACAAAAAAGTAGAAGGTAAAAATGTTAATATTAAATTTAGCCAAGCCGAAATTGCTTCTTTCATAGATGCAATGGAAAGGAATGTTGAATTTACTGGTTACCACGGAAGTAATCAGGTAGTAAAATTTTCTTTTGGCCCATACACACCCAAAACCAAAGATGAGCAGGGAAACTGGGTGGAAGGAACAGTGCAAAAGGGCTACTCCTTCAGAGTAACAAGAGAATCTAAAGAAGACTCCACAAATAAAGCTGGATTTCTTATTGGCTTAGATTATGGAGAAGCCCTCTTACTCAAAGAACATCTCAAGTACCTACTTCAACAAAGCTTTGAGATTGCAGATACAAGGTTGGAAGAAAAATTCAAAAACAACTATAAACAACAAAACACTCCTCAACAACAAGACTCCCAGCCTATTGAAGTTGAAGAAGATGATCTGTGGTAAAATATGAAACTCAAAAAAATTAAAAGAAATGACAATGGCCTAATCTCTGGCAGTTCAGTTGATTATGTTTACAATGAAGATGGTTTTGTTGATTGGAGGAAGATGGTCAAGACTGATCACCTTGTCCCAAACAAGCAAAAAACATCAGAGACAGATGTATCTAAGCTTGAAGACCATCAGTTAATTATTCTTCTGGCTGGCATTAAAGAGCTTGCTCAAATCAGAGGCTATACCAATGTCAGATATGAAGTCACTAGCCCATCTCCAGAATATGTTGTTGCAACTTGCAGTATTGATTGGATTCCAAACTATGAGACAGAGGATCGCGCCGTAACGTTTTCGGCAATAGGTGATGCCTCTCCACATAACACCCAGAGTTTTGCTAAGTTTTTCTTGGGGCCAATAGCAGAAAACAGAGCGTTTGTACGCTGTGTAAGAAACTTTTTGAAGATTAACATTGTTGGTCAGGATGAGCTTGGTCAAGCAAAGATAGCTTCTGATCCACATGATCAACCAGAAACACAAGCTAGTCCAGTTTCCCTGCTGAAGAACACCATGAAAGAGAAAGGGGTTACATTTGACAAGCTAAAAGCTCGGCTAGAAGCCGAGAAGTATGAGAAGGTTGATAAAATCAACACCCTAGAAGATATCCCAAAGGTTAAAATTTTTGAACTAATTGAAAGACTGAAGAAGATAAAGAAATAATGAATGAGTTGAATGGCAACCATATTACAGTAAATTATCTTAATCAATATTTTGAAAATGAAGCAAGAATGTTCATTGAACATTATGATAAAGAAGATTACAAAGATACTGTATTCGTTTTAGGAACAAATGTTTTTAGCTCTATTTCTTCTTTAGAAGAATCTCATAAAAATAAAAAAATAATTATCTGGCAAGCTGAACAACTTTTTGTTGAAGAAAACCCCACTTACCCTAGTTTTCATAATCCATACAGAATATCTGAAACACTCAAGGGTCTTGATAAAAGTAGCGGTCACGAAATATGGGACGTAGATTACATGAACGCCGCCTTTTTGGCCGCAGAGGGCGTCTCAGTCGATAAGGTAGCTCCCGTTAAATTTACTGAATCTCTAAGAGAGCTAAACACTCTTCGCGGTCAAGAAGAAATAGATGTACTTTTTTGTGGCAATGTAAACGCTAGAAGGGCAAATGTTTTTAACACACTATGTTACGAGCTTTTTTATGAAAACGTAAATATGGTTTTTAATTTCAACATGAATCTTCAAACCCAAAAGAAATATATAGAAAAATCTAAAATTATTTTAAATATTCATCATACGGGTCAATACAACAGGCAAGAACAGCCTAGGATTTTTTATCCTCTTATAAACAAAAAGTGCGTGTTAAGCGAAACTAGCCAACACAATTATTTTGGAGAAGCTATTGTAGAATCTGATATATCCAATATGCGTAATGCAATACTGGCCTTAATACAAGACGATAACTACATAAAGCAAGGAGAAAGAGGTTTTCAAATTTTTAAAGAAAAAGGAGCAATTTATTAAATTTAACCGAACATTGAATCTCTTTTAGTGATTTCTTTTAAGAGTTCTTTTTTTATTTTCAAAGCGGCCATCGCTCCGTATCTGCCAACTTTTTGTTCGTGAGGATTAGTTTTATTTTTAAGCATAAGATTATATTCGTTAATTACTTCATTAACGATATCTAAAACTTTTTCAGTTGGCAAATAAGGGACTTTCATACACAATCCCTGTTCCTTGTTCATGTATAAAGATTACACTGATTTTATTTAATTTCATAATTAATTCTTCTGTCAGGTATAAAGCCTTCTTCGTATAAATAATTAATAATATCTAAAGCTTCCCATGAAGTAGCATCTGGTTTGAGTATCCAGACTTCGCTATCTTTCCAATTTTCTTCTTCATAATTAAGAACGATTGGGATTTTGTTTATTATTAAATCGATTTGTTTCATTTTATAAATCCGCTTCGCAAGCACCGCAGTTTATATGAATATCATTGTTATCTTCTATCGTAAGGTTAACTGCTCCGGGAACATCGGCGCTATCAAGTACATCGCCGGGGCTATAGCTAGTTCCAGTGGATGATCCATAGTAAGCTACAAATCTTACGCATATTTTATTACAACTGTTATTTATTTCTTTAACCTTTATGGCTCTGTTGGTATTAGTTGTAGTAGCTGTAGTATCACCGTCATTTCCATAAGCAAACGACACGGTTCCATCTCCTCCGCAGTAAGTTATTGCATATACATCAGTGCCACAATTACAGCAGGGATCAGGAGTGGTTGTAGGATCAGGAGTGGTGGTATTGTCGGCTGTATCTTGAGTTGTAGTTGTAGGCGCAGCAGTTGTAGTTGTGCAAGAACAGCAAGAACAATCCCCAGAATCATCTAAGTAAGGAAACATAGCTGCTTGAGCAGGAGCGCAAGTAGTAGTGGTAGAGGTGGTAGTAGTTGTGGCGCAGCCATCAGTACAGCATGAATCATGCGAACTTTTACGATGCCAAAAACCGCCATCACAAGGGTCTTCTGATCCAGCGTTAGTCGAACCATCGGTCCAAATGTAAGCCCGACAACCGTTTCCATCGTCGCAGTCTCGGCATACAATTGAATTCAGACCATAACTACCCGGACTCCAATCTACCGGATTGGAGACACTACAATCAGGTGTAGTGGTTGTAGGTGCAGCAGTAGTACTAGTAGTGGTGCTAGTGGTAGTGCTAGTAGTGGTGCTAGTGGTGGTACTGGTAGTGGTACTAGTAGTACTGGTTGTTGTATTTTCTGATTCTGAAGCGCCCTCCGAAATATTAACTAAGTGTGTAGTACCTCCGGGGTTTCCTGACGGCAGCGTTATTGCAGAATTGCCATATTGTGATGACGGATTGGACAGAGTAATAATAAAAGTTTGCCCATCGTCATGAATAGTATCTCCAATTATAGTTACGGATATACTATTCGTGGCTTGACCATCGTTAAAACTCAAAGTTCCGCTTGTTGCTACATAGTCCGGGTTCGATCCGGATGACGTAGCTGTAACATCGCTTGTAGCGTAATCTATAGTCGCAGTACCGTTGGTATCACTTCTGGTAACATCTACTGAGTGTGTAGATGTGCCTGAATCACCTTCTGGCGCATTACTACTAGAACTACTAAATGAAAAGTTTGATGTATCATCGTTAGTAATGGTAACTACGTGGGGGTTTGTTCCGGTTATGGAAACAGAACCTAGTGTTTGAGTTGGGTTAGATAAAGTTACATTAAATCCTTCGTTATTTTCATTCAGGGTGTCTCCAGTGATAGTTATAGATATGGTTTGAGAAGTAACGCCGGGACCAAAGCTTAAAGTTCCGCTTGTTGCTGTGTAGTCAGAGCCAGCTGTAGCTGTACCATTACTCGTAGCGTAATCTACAGTCGCAGTTCCACTGGCGTATCCAGCACGGTTAACAGTAATAGTGTGAACTGATGTTCCTGAGTTTCCTTCTGTTATAGAAGAAGTTCCTGACGCAAAAGATAAGGTTGTGCTACAGTTACTACTACAGCATGAATCATGCGAACTTTTTCGATGCCAATAACCGCCATCGCAAGGGTTGCCGCTAGAATTAAATAAACCATCAGTCCAAGTATAAGCTTGGCAACCACTTCCGCAGTCGTGGCATACAATTGCACCCACGCCATAAGAACCCCCAGCCCAATCGCCAATGAAATTATAACTACAATTAGGTGTAGTGGTGGTTGGTTCCGATGTGGTAGTTGTCGTGCTAGTCGTCGTGCTAGTTGTGGTACTAGTAGTTGTGCTAGTTGTCGTGCTAGTTGTGGTGCTAGTTGTGGTGCTAGTCGTCGTGCTAGTTGTAGTACTAGTGGTGGTGCTAGTTGTCGTGCTAGTTGTGGTACTAGTAGTGGTGCTAGTTGTCGTGCTAGTTGTGGTACTAGTAGTGGTGCTAGTTGTCGTGCTAGTTGTGGTGCTAGTCGTCGTGCTAGTTGTTGTAGTGGTAGGGTCGGGGGTAGTGGTTGTTGTGCTACTAGTGGTCGTACTACTAGTTGTTGTACTACTAGTTGTTGTGCTAGTTGTGCTCATTTTACGGTCCCGGTGTAGTAGTTACGCAACCCGTCTTAACTAAGAATGTATATGTCGTAGTACTACCTCCTTCGCAAATTGAAATACATTTAGGAGTGTATCCCGCCGAAGAACCATCATTTCCTTGATATCCTTTATGTCCTTGATACCCTTGGTGTCCTTGATACCCTTGGTAGCCTTGATGCCCTTGGTGTCCTTGATACCCTTGATACCCTTGATAACCTTGGTAGCCTTGGTAGCCTTGGTAGCCTCTCAAGCAAAGACTTCTATCAACCTCAGTAGTTGTACCATTACCCCCAAGACTAGAACATTCTGTAGAAGCTAAATCAGATAAAGTGTAAACGTAGTGCGGTGTAGGCGATCCTCCATCAAAATCGCACAAATAACAACTTGGAGTCTCTGCTTGATGACCTTGATATCCTTGATGCCCTTGATAGCCTTGATAGCCCTGATATCCCCTCAAGCAACAGGCTCCATCTTCCGCTGTATTTTCTGTTCCGCTTATGTTGCCAACTATAGGGTAGTGACTCATGGTGTTATAACACCAATCTTCCGCCTCCGATTTTAAGCCGTGAAATGCTTGATATCCACAAGGAAAATCTGAATCAGCGTATGGTGTTGGAGGCTCTTCATCACTCAAGCAAACCCAACACTGAGGCGACTCTCCCTGATGACCTTGGTGTCCTTGATAACCTTGGTAGCCTTGGTAGCCTTGGTATCCTCTTCCTTGGTAGCCTTGATACCCTTGGTATCCTTGATACCCTTGATACCCTTGGTATCCTTGATAACCTTGATAACCTCTTCCTTGGTAGCCTTGATACCCTTGGTGTCCTTGATAACCTTGGTAACCTTGATAACCTTGGAACCCTCTTCCTTGATAGCC